TGCTGAGCTACGTTTAGCGGCAGGTGGCGGTGGCGGCGGTGGAGGCAATGCTGGATATACAACTTCTTTTTCTTCCCCGCAGGGTGGTTATTCTCCCGCTGCCGAGCGTGCGTACCAGCAAGAAGCATCACGCGTTGCACAAATCACCGCACAAGACCCTGAGCTTCAGCGTTACGAACTTGCCCGTCAGAAAGCAGTTGCTGCTGGCGCTGGATCGGCTGCCGAACAATCTGCAGAAGACCTGGGCATGCAGATGTGGGCAAAGGCAAATCCAACTCTTGCCGCAAAAGTAAAGCAAGGTCAAGCTGGGTACGGCGCAATTCAAGGCACACTTGCAGGTAATGCCGCACGCGCAGGACAAGGCTTTGGCATGCAGGAGCAATTAGTACCTACTCCCCAAGGCTTCCCTACCAGTGTTCCTGCGTTCCCTGAGGGGACTGGTTATGGAACAGGCTTCGGTATCGGTCAAACCCTGGCGCAAACACCTGCAATTTCTTTTGGCGCCCCACAGCAGGCTCCTGCGGCTTCTGCAGCCCAAAGTGCATTTGGTCAGCCTTCTGTTCTAGACACTGCAGACTTTGAACGTCTTCTCCAACAACTTAAGAAATAATCCTCTGGCATTGCAAGGCATGTAAGCCCAGCCAACTGGACACAGATCTATGATCTACGGGTGCCAGTGTTGTTGCTTTAAAACCATGATTCTCTGCCCTAAGTTTGTTAAACGTACTTTGACCTATCTAGCTACGGCCCTTGCGCTGCAAACCGTATTTATCCCTGGTCTTAAAGCAAGTTCAAATTGGGTAGGAGAAAGTTAAACCAGACGTTATGGCTACGCCTAAAGTTGGTATTCTTCCAAATGAAGAACGGATGGCAATCATCCGGGGTGCCAGGGAGCTTGGCTTGCATCCGTATGAGTTCGGTGCATTCCTATCGCTTGAGTCTGGCGTCAACATGGACCCTAATATTGTTGGGGGTGCGGGCGGTCGCCATAAAGGCTTAATTCAATTCGGTCAAAACGAACAAAAACTCTATGGCATCTCTGGGCCTCAAACCAGGGCTGGCCAAATGCCTAAAGTTCTTCAATACTTTAAAGACCGTGGTTTTAAACCCGGTCAAATGGGTATTGATCGCGCATATGCAACAGTACTTGGTGGAAATCCAAACGTTTCGTTGAATGCCAAAGATTCTTTTGGTACTTCCGTTGCAGGTGTTTTGCCGCGTTTCAAGCAAGGTGGAGATCTTTATAAGAACGCACAACGTGTTCTTGGTGATATTCCAACTGATACGGAAACGGTTCAACAGCAGCCTGGCAAAGGACAAGACGTATCTGCCGCTAGTTTCCTGCAAGGGTTTATGTCAGCTATGGCTGGCAATCAACCCAAGGAACTTTCTACTACTGATCTGGTAAAGCAAGAGTTAATGGCTAGGTTGTTAACTCCTGTCCCAGAGATTGATTCGCTAGATTTTCTAGCTAACATGAGACCTATTGGTTAAATCACGTTAAGGAAACCCCCGTTTAAGCGGGGGTTTTTATTATTTTTTAGCAAAAGCTTTTTCTAAAGGCCAGTTGTTGCCACAATTTTTACAAACAAAGATGGTTTGGACCATTAGAATAAGGAGAGTTTCCCGGAGGCGCCCTGTCAATATAACAGAGACAGAGCGTTTAGTCTACATTGAGTTCGACATCGACAAATAAGCAGCCCTTGCTGGTTGATCGCCCGCTGTTTGATTCAGTGCGCGTAACTACTCAAACGGTAGGCAGTGCATCAACTAATACACTGTTTGTCCAGGGGGGCCAAGCGCCCTCCATTTTGGTGGACATGGACGCCTCCCTTAGCGAAGACAATAACAGTGGTGGTGTTGTTGACTCTATCAGTATTGTTCGCAATGATTACTACCGTGATCCGGACTACACGGTAACCACAGCAACTTCTGGCACTCCTATTTCGCTAACCAGCGGTCAGATTGTTTTTATCTCTCAGACTGGTGTACTTACCACTCCTGCGCAAAGCGGATATGGTTACTACACCTACACAGGTGCAACCACCTTAACTGGTATTAATACCAGCTTGATTTATTCAGGTGGTATTGGAAGCGGTTTTAGTTATAACGGAATTCGGTACGGCTACCAGCCCGAAGTAACTTTCGTTGTTTACCACACCCGTGGTACAACTACACCCATCCCCGCTTCTGGTGACTACAAGGTTGTATTTGCCAAGCGTGTGCCGGCAGATACACAAGAAGTTGATTGTTCTGACGTAATGCCTCAGTTGGCGGTACCGTCTGTTTCCGCTGGCAATACAAACGGACTTGGTCAGACTTCTCCTTTGCGCAACAAAGGCATCTACCTGGAGCGGGGCGACCGCCTTTACGTTGGTGTGTTTCCTGACGGCCCCAACAGTTCCGGGTACATCCCTGGCGCATACGTTTACGCACAAGGCGGATTCTTCTAAGACATGTCGCCCAAACAGGGTGATCTTTTTGGCAACTTCAGCCAAAGGATTGAGTTTAAACCTGCGGCAATTAAACCAATAACCACAGAGTTTTCTAGTGGTGCAGTGCCTAACTCCATTGTTGCAATGGATAGGGAATCTGCATGGACAAGGTGGCGTCGTGGATATGAGCTTGCTGTAACAGTAGGCATCCAACGAGGACTAACGTTTCCTTTCCGTTACACAATGCCAACACCTCCAGGGACGATAGTGCCCCCTGGCAATCAACCGTTAATTGTTGGTGTTGTACAAGGGTTTCCAACAGCGAACCGCGAATTTGGAATTCACTGGACAGGTTGTCGTGTTGGTGCGCTATTGCGCTTTGACAACGTCTTTGATTCCACTGGCACCAGAGCAAGTGTTGCCTCTGTCACAGAAGACGCAGATAACTGGTACGTACAGCTGGCAGGAACCTGGAGCACAAGTAACCCACTCCCAGCGCCGCTCTACGTGCCTCCTGTCGGCAGTAACGCAGCACTTAAACCACTAAACGGCGAGATCATCGAGGACCGCCTCCTGGAGCCTGGAGGCACGCCTCTGACAAGTGATACGTTAAATCCGTCTACGAATAAAAGATACGGTTACGTCCAGGCATTGTTACTAGACGTAGACGGCGCTACTGGAATTCTTACATTAAAAAAAGCAGGATCCTTTGAGTCAACACCTGATGGTGTGTTTGTTACGCCAGCCAGCCGACCTCCTGCAATCAACAGATTCTTGACGCTTGGCACAAGGTATGCATGTACTTGCCAGGACTTTAGTCGTCGCAGTTACGCATATTTCCGTGACATGCAGGGCAGTGAGTCAAAGAGATTTCCTTATACAAAGCCGTCTTCGTTGAAGTATGGACGCCATGAGCTAATAACAGATGCAACTGGAAACATAAACAACAATGCAGACACGGATATAAACGTTAACAGGCGCCTGGAGCTTACATTTGAATCAATAGACAATCCTGGACTGTTTAGAGATTTTGGTGGAAGGTATCTACGTAATGTCCCAAGTGCAGGTGCAGCGGAAGGCCCCGGCACATTTGTTGACTACAAAGCTATAGACAACCAGATTGTCAGTTTTGATGACTACTGGACTCCGTTGTTAGATGAGATGCGATACTGCAAACACATTTATGCACTTCGGTTTCAAGAAGGAATTATCTTACCTGAACCCTCTGATGTGCCCATCGACATGGATGAAGGCATGGTCAGGTGGGAACAAAAGCTTGTCAACGAATCAAGCGTTATGAAGAAACATGCTGAGTACGTGGATTCTATTAATGGACTTAAGTATATGGACTTGCCGCCAAGTAACTTCCAATCTCCACAGTTACTGCCAATGATGCAAAAGCTTTTGAACGTGCCGACCAGTTTTATTAAACGTGCTAACTTTGAGATACAGCGTAAAGACGGAGCATTCACAAGTGGCTGAATTTGGAGAAGTAATTGAAACTAAGTACGTGTTGTCAACTGATCAGCTAAATGCCAGTGCCTTTGGTAACAGCCCTGTTTATTACAGCGGCAGTCCTATTGTTTATTCCCCTGGTGATGTGATAAATCTTCCTTACACCAGTGGGGAGTTATCGACGATGGAAGCAGTGGGTCTGGCCTGGGCAGCTTACGCAAGTGGAATTGAACCCACATAAAAAAACAGCCCCGGATCACCGGAGCTGCTGTTCTCCACCCTTGTCACCACTCACAACATAGCGGCAAGCTTCTCCTGCTTGTCCAGGTGCTTACGTACTGCAGCTACGTTCCACAGGTAGCTATCCCTAGAACGCGTACAGTCAAAAGCTGCGAAGTGCGGGCCAAGCTTTAGGGTACCGTCATCGCGGTACTTGAAGAGTGTCTTGCGGTCAATGCCGAGGATTTCTCCTGCTTGCTGGGCAGAGACCCAACCTGGATACTTAGCCATGGAGGCGGCAGTCATTACCTACGTACCTTACAGGGTGTCAATGACCTGTCAACTGCCTTAAGCAAGTTTTTATCTTTATTCTGTTAAAAGAAACATGCATAGGGAAATTAGAATCAATTAACGGCAATTGAAGAGCATGTTTTGCAGCCAGCACGAGCCCCTTGCCTTGCTAGTTGAATTAAGACCAAAACTTGCCAAGAAACGATTCAGAGAAAGTATATATCAAGCCTGGAACCATGAATGTGCTTATTGCGAAGAACAAGCCACAAGCTTAGATCACATTGTCCCACGTTTTAAATCTGGGTGCTCCAATAGAAACAACCTGGTTCCAGCATGCAAGAAATGTAACGCAAACAAAGCATCTTCTGAAATGGAGACCTGGTACCGCCAGCAGTCTTTTTTTACGGAAGAAAAACTAAGTAGAATAAAAGCTTGGATGGAACCAGACGGTTTCAATCTAATTGATTTACAGCTACGCAAAGAAGCGTCATGATTCGTTTCACTACTGTTAACGGCTTACTGAAACCTGTTCTTCCTAAGGATGCAACAAGTGATGAAGTCACAGTGGCAGATACGATTGCACAACGCCTGAACGGAATTCAAGGTCCGGAAAACTACAAGATGTTAATGGAGTCTCTCGATCAGACTCTTCAAAAAAACAATAGTAACGCTCAAGATTATATTGACGACGAGACCATTGAATCGGTTGAGAATTTTTATCAGAAAGCAACAGGGGCGCAGGTTTGGGATTCTTCCAAGCAAGGTGTCCCGCTTGATAAGTTTGATGCAAAATTTTACTCCAAGCAAGTTCCAGAGGAAGTCAAAGCCTGGAACAGTGCTTCTTCCGCAGTTTCATTTGGCGGCAGGAAAATTGCCGATATCGACATCACGAAAAAATACGCAGATCTAGATTCTTTTCTGCATGCAAACTATACGTTTGTTGGCGCACCAAGTGGTCGGTTAGGTAAGCCACGCCCCCTGGAAACCTACAAAGAAACTTTAAGGGCACCTACCGACAGAGAACGTCAGATTTTGCGTCAAACAATAATAGGGAAATCAACCGACAAACCTGAATCTCTTGCTGAATTAGCAACTCAAGATTACATTGACAAACAAAGCGAGCAAGTTTTTGGCGCTCTGTCTGCTGATGTCATGAAGCAGACATTAGGCGAATATTCGAAAGCGCTTAAGAAACAAGGAATGTCGGACATGCTTCAGGGCATGGGCATGCCCAGTGTCAACAGCTTCAAGCAAGACATTAAAAACTCAATCTTGGGTGACAGCAGCGCTGGTGGGTACATGGGTTTTGGGGGCGATTCCAAGCTTGGCAAAAGTCTATCCGAAAGCTTAGATCGTAGCCTAGGCATAGGTTCATCCGTTCAATACAATTGGCAGCAATGGTTTGACGAAACACTTGCCAAGCGATATCAAGAGATGTCGCAAGTTACAAGCCCAGAGGATGCCGCTAAAACCTATCAAGTTGAAAAGCAATTTGCCAATTCTTTTGTTCAAGATTACTTGAAGCCTCGCTTTGACACTTCAAAGTCAATTGCTGAATTTATTAGTTACATGGACGTTAAAGAAGATGAGCAAAACGTTCTGCAGACTCAGCTTGCTTCAAGTGCTTTAAAAGACTTTGCCAACAAACAAGCGCAGACTTTTATTAATGAACTTGGAGCAAAAACAACACAAAAAGAATTCGACCCCAACTTTTACTGGAACCCTGAATTACTTTCTGGTACCGATGTACAAACCAAAAAAGATCTATATGAACAACAGAAGCAAGGCGTGCAGAGTTCCTGGGACGCACGCAATAGTGATCAGGCTGTAAAAAATGGTAAAACCTGGAGTCAACTTGCTTATGAATATGGTATTGATTTAGAAAATAAGAATGATTTTGCGCGTTTACATTACGCTGTAATCGGTAAAGATAAAAATTACGACCCCGTTGCAGATACCTATTCAAGGAATGACCTAGCTTCTTTTATCCAAGGTCCCTTGGCGGATGCGTTACAAAACCAAAAAACTTCTTTTGGTAATCCGGTTTTCCTTAGTTTTGTTTCAGCCGAACAAAAAGCCAAAGAGTTTGTTGATAAATTAGACGTTGCAAATTTACCAAGTGATCTCCAAGAGAAGTTAAAAGGTCTTGGTTACAATACAAGCACGGATCCGGCTGAAGAAATTAAAGGTGCATTGATGAGCATCTTAAGTACCGACCCAGCAATTGACATACGTGAACGCATTAAACAGTTAAACGAACAAAAGATTAAACCAACGCAAGAACAGTTGGGATTTGGTTATATCCAAAGAGACACAGACGAGAAAGTTGAAGCGCCTGCTGGTGGCAGCGCACTGTTTAATATTTTTCAGAAGGCAGGTTATGGCGGAAGTGAGTCAGAGTTTTATACTGAGTTTTTTCCTGATGCCACCGAAGAAGACAAAAACTTAATGCCTTCAGATGTGGGCAAGGCTAGTTCAGTAAAAGGATTGCAAGGACTGATGGGATTCAGTTTGCCTGATCTTTCTGATCCTTTTGCTGCAATGGGATCAATTGATAAAATGCTTTCTGATGATACTATAAAAAAGAAAGAAACATATAAACCAACTCGCTCAAGTTATTTTGATTATTTTTCAGACGAAGAAGATGAAGGCGCTCCTTCCCTCTTCGGCAGCAGCGGACTTGGTTCACTATTTGGTTAATACTCATGTCAGATAAATCACGTAAAGCGGCTAGCGCTGCCAAGCTTCATAAAGATTCTATGGAGTGCAACAAACCACGGAAGACTCCTGGGCACCCCACCAAGAGTCACGTGGTCAAAGCATGCAAAGGCGGTGAAGAGAAGATCGTGCGTTTTGGTCAACAAGGTGTAGAAGGCGCTGGCAAGAACCCAACAACAGCTAAGGATAAAGCAAGGAAGAAGTCATATTACGCAAGACATAATGCCCAGGATTCTAACCCAGACATCATGTCTGCACGATACTGGTCCCATAAGGTGAAATGGTAATGAAATTAGCAGGAAAGTACACAGATTTAAAAGCCTGGTCTGAAACACCTGAAGCAACTGGTGGGCAGTACCCTACTTTGCAGCAAGAGTTAAATCGTCAATTAAGCATCATTTCGAAGGCTCAGCCTGGTTCTGAGGAGGCTGTGCAAGCAATGATTGCAGTTAGTGAACTTCAAAATATTATCAAGTCAATTCCGCGTTAAGCTGTACAAGTCAATCCACTTAACCATGGCAAAACCCAAATCAAGTGCAACTGTAAAAATTGAGTCTCGCCCGAAAAAAACGAGACAAGGTCAGGGTCAACATTCATTGCCTAGCCATGGCCGTAAAAAGATGCGCGGCCAAGGTAAGTAAAAATTATGTATATTAGGGGTAATAATTGTTACCCCTATGTCGGATCTTTCGCGTGCCGTTAACCTAATTCGCAAATACGAAGGGTTTAACGAGAAAGCATACCCAGGTCCGTGCACTGGTGCAGAACCGTATACCATTGGGTTTGGGACTCAGTTCTATCCCGATGGTTCTCCCGTCAAACGTGGCCAGTGTTGCAGTCAAGAAAAAGCACTGGAGTATCTCTTCCACGAGCTATCCGTTATTGACACGCAACTTACAAAGTTAAATCTTGGACTTGATGACAGCATGCGCCAGGCGTTGCTTTCATTTATTCATTCCATTGGCTGGGAATCTTTTCTGTACGGTCGAGTAATTGATTGTATTGAACACGAAGATTTTGCCGCTGCCACAGAAGAAATGAGCCGTTGGGTCTTTGGTGAAGACCATCAAGTAATTGGTGGCTTGCTCCACAGGCGTCGTGAGGAGATTCGGCTTTTCCTTCATGAAGTCGACGCAAATCCTTGGTCCTCTACAGATGTATTACTTGCAGCGTTCAGGAATTACACGGCGGCTCCGCACCAAGTAAAGGCCATCCGGTCCCTGGAACAGAACCTCAGTCCGTACGTAATTGCCCAGTTTGCTAACGAATTTCAAATTGATGACGATCCCTGGGACGATTACACCAATGATGGCGTCCCTTTAGAATTTAGTAGCTAGGCTTAGAATACTTGCAGTAAAGAAATGCAAAGCGGAATGGAGCGGTCAGTTGAGCCCAGAGAGTTTGAACTTCCCCTAGAACTCCAATTTGCAATGCGCAAGGCTGAGCTTCAGGCCCAAGAGATGACTTGGGACGAGCTTCATGCTGCTTTGCTGAACCTTTATCATCAACGCTTGATGGAGTGGTACGCCATCCGAGACATCATGGCGTCTGAAAACATTGAGATTGACTGGGATCACCCAACCGATATTGAATTAGCAGAACTCGCCGCCGCATGTATTTACAGCGACGACGAGGAAGAAGATGAAGACGGTTTTCAGCCGTTTTGAGTTTCGTTAACAGTAATCAGGCGGTCCAAGTACCATTCAGTTTTCTTCAGGTCTTGTAGGCCGCCTTTATTGCGCCAACGCCACAAGTACTTAACACAATTACCACGCAGATAGCCCTGGAATTCTTCTGCGGTTAATTGTGCTTCAATTGCGTCAATGCACTCAATACTTGAATCCGCATAGTGAGATGGATGATTCACCAGATCTTCCTGGATTACAGGAGGCACCTCTTTAGTGGCCCAGGGCACTGGGCAAACTCCTCCTGGGCAGTCACTAGTCTGATCCAAGGGAGCAAACCATTCGTTTCTGCTTGTAGTACCTCGTGATTCCGTCGCCATGTCTAAAGTTTGTTACAATTTAAGGGTAGCAGAGTTGGCGCTCTCTACCCACGGTAACCACTCTACTGGTCACATGAACATTTTAGACGGTTTTAAAACTTGCCGCAAAGGCTTGCATCGTTATCCAAAAGAAAAAACCCGCTGCCCGGAATGCCACAAAATAGCAAACCAAAAGTGGGCTAAAACAAACAAAATAAAACGACGCGGCCATCAAGAAAAATATCGAAAAGCGTATCCAGAACGTATACGCAAATCTAGAGAAAAGTACAAAGAAAATCACCCAAACGGTTTCAAAAAAGCAAGAAAACGTTGGTCAGAAAAAAATCAACTCAAAGAAAAAGCATGCCAAAAACAATGGAGACAACTGAACAGAGGATTGATAAATGGTTGGCTAGCAAAGAGAAGGGCAGTTAAAAAACAAGCAATGCCTGCATGGGCTAATAAAATTAACATTGAAAAAATATATAAAAAAGCACATGAATTAACCGAAAGAACAGGTGTCCCACATGAAGTGGATCATATATATCCTTTACAAAGCAAATACATGTGTGGACTTCATGTGGAGACAAATTTACAAATTTTAACCAAAAAAGAGAATAGAGTGAAAGGCAACCGTACTTGGCCTGGCCAGCTTGACTGCCAAAAAGATTAACGCATCATGCCGCGACGTTTTGCGGACAACACCAGCTCTTTTTCATCTGGTTTGCCAAGATTCAAAATCAAAGCTTTAGGTCTTGGGCTTGCACCCATTCCTAAGCCTTCTTCAGCACTTGGGATGTAACCGGTAAGGCCAGGGCGTTTTTCGCCACCTTCCAGGGCCAGGTTGGTGCGTTCAAAACCTTGCTCGCCTAGTACCAAGCCTCGGTTGTACTGGTCGTACAGCGGAACGTCGTTGGTTTCGTTGGAAAGAGGTGCGCCAAAATCTTCTTCAGTAAGACAACGACAATCCAGTTCATCTTGAACAAAACTGTCCAGGAATCCTGCGGCGGAATGCATCACGGTGTGTAAGCGATTTACGTCTCTTACAATGATAAGATGGCAAACACTTACAGGCCCACATACGACCCGCGTAACAACTCTGGCACCTCAGGAGCCGAAGTATCGGACCTAAGGCCAGAGCAGGCGTATGACACAGACATGCGACGCATTGAATCAACGGAACGTCGATCTGCTGATTCTGTAAATGACAAACAAAATAACGTAGCAAAGTTTATGCGTGCAGCAAGGTCTGCCGGCGCATATCAACAAAGATCTCAAATTACTGAGCCCACCGTTTTCAATGAGGACGGTGACGCTTATGGGACTGTAGGTAGTACGGCATATTCCCGTAAGCCACAGTCCCAATTTGGCAAAGGGTTTTAAACCTGAGAGAACACTACGTTACTTGGCTGGTCTTGATACTTGCCCTTTCGGTCCTGGTAACTAACCTCACAAGGGTTGCCACGATAGAAGAGCAATTGGGTGATCCCTTCGTTTGCATAAATGCGATTGAAGAGTCCCGTGCAGTTGCTGATTTCTAGCGTCAGGTAACCTTCCCAGCCACTTTCAGCAGGCGTGATGTTGACAAGGATGCCTGAGCGAGCATAAGTCGATTTGCCCACGGCGACGACAGTGACATCACGTGGCAGCTGCAAACGTTCTTGTGCAACGCCCAAGCAATAGCCGTACGGAGGAAGCAAGAAGTACTGACCACGTTCATCTTCCAGCAGGTCGGCAGGCTTGAGGATCGCAGGATCAAAGTTCTTTGGATCGCAGTCCCCAGCCTGGACCTTACCAAAAATTAAGCACTGCCCAGGGGAAAGCCTGATGTCATAGCCGTATGAACTAAGTCCATAGCTAAGAAGCTTGCGTCCGTTCTCTTTGTTAACTAGGTGATCAACAAAGGGTTCAATCATACCCTTTTCTACAGCAAGCTGTTTGATCTCCCAGTCGGCGAGGACGCTCATAGTTCCTTGTAATCGTCTTTTAGTATACCCGGTTCACGAAAGGATATGTCCGCGTTCCGAGTAAATGTCAATAAATCGTTCGGTGGCTTCAGTTGCCGAATCCATGGGAGGCAAATACACAAGGAAAGAAGTGCACGTGGTTGCAGTCTCCACCTTGCCCTGGCGATGACGATTCAATTTTGGTATGGTTTTTAAGATGCACATCGGAAACTTAAAGATCTTAGGCTCGTAACGAATCATGTCAGGGCAGTTGCTAAAGTAAAGACCCTGCTTCACTTCACCTGACAGCCATTCGTGGTACAAACGCCGAAACCATACGGCATGGGAAGATGTCAAGGACAATGCAGAAGCACGTGTCATCTTCCACCTTTCGTTCTTTTTGTCCCAGAAATAAGCACCGGAGGGCGGAAATAAATATACGTTTCCATACCAGAGTTGCGAATTCAACGCATCGTCTGACGGTGTGTAAAACTGTTTAGCCTGCACGTACTCGTTAGCAAGCTTGGAACTGGCCACATCCAAGTCAATGCCACCCATCAGCTCATTAGCTGCACATACAAGGTCAGAGCTGGTGATCCACTCAATTTCTTCAGACTTTGATTTAACCTTGCGAACACCATCGGTCATTTCTTTTCATCCACCTTGTTGTAGTCAATTTCTAGGTAACGCATGCCTGCATGATCATTAATGAGGTAACCAGCTTTTTCCAGGGGATCAATCTTTTGTGCTGCCCCAAGAACGCGTCTGAATGTTTCGGCCAGATCGCCGTTATTCTCCCGTTCACACTCCTCTTGAGCTGAGTGCAGCTCTTTGAGTGTCATAAAAAACATAGAACGTTCCTCATTTTGCGGCTGAAAGACCATAACTCCCGGCCCTTCAAGTTCCCACATCTTGCAGTAATGTTGGCCCATGTCACCAAGGATCAGATTCAATGTACCTTCAAGGACCTTGGCCTTAGTCTCGTCCATCTCTGGGCCGATGACAGAAGCAATCAGCTTTTCGCGTCGGTTTGACATTTTTCTATAAGTCCTTGGCGTTGTAGCGATTCTAAAAGCTTTTCGGTCGGTTGGTAAAGCACAACCAGTTTGCCTAGGATGCCAC